CGAGAAACGTTCGCCTGTCACAAAACTTTTTGATGACATCCGTCGAGAGTTTACGGTAATAGAGAATGCTATTGACCCCACCAAAGTTGATACTATCCCCTATAAACTCCAACAATACCGTAACCAATATGCAGCAAAGAAACGTGCCGAAGAAGAAAAACGCCGTCAGGAAGAGTACAAACGTCAACAAGCGGAACAAGCCCGTGTAAAATTGAGACAAGACATTGAAGGGGATTTTAAGGCACAATTCCAAACCTATCTCAATCAATCCATCAATTGGCTCACTACAAAGGATAACAGTGTTACGCTCGAGAACTATAACACAGTGTACAGCGAAATAAAAAACTTTTCGGCTTCTCTTCCTGCTGACTGGTTACATAATCTCCATACTCTCATCCGCATACCTGGCAATGTTTCGGTAGACGAGCTTCGACAATTTGAAACTGACATAAAGGAACGCCTTGGTAAGCAATTTACCGACCAATACACTGCAGAAATCCAAGACAACAAGGATTTCATTCTTGACCGTCTGCCCTCAAAGAAAGCAAACCTCGAACGCATGGCACAAGCTGACGCGGCCGAAGCTGCACGTGTCAAAGCTGAAATAGAAGAACGCCAGCGCAAGGAAGCCGAAGCGCGAGAGGCAGAACGTAAACGCAAAGAAGAGGAAGAAAAGCAAAAGGCGGAAATGGAACGCCAGCAAGCTGAAATGAACGGATTATTTTCTGAACAGGCTTCTATGCAGAATTATCAGCCCAAAGTAAAAGTCACTCAAAAGATAGAGTTACTTAATCCTGAAGGTATCATGCCAATACTCTCAATGTGGTGGAGTAAAGAAGGGTGCATGCTTTCGGTTGAAGAGTTGAGTAAGTTATTCAAGAAACAAATTACGTTCTGTGAAAAACTGGCTAACAAGGATAGTGTCTATATTGAAAATGAGAGTGTACAATATATTGACGATGTGAAAGCAAAGTAACCATGAGTCACAATCCCGATACATATTATAGTCGTAGTGAGGTCAGTAACTCTGACCTCACCGAACTGAAAAATATTCTTCATCCTCGAATGCAATTTGGTGATAAAGAAGCTGCATTTCGTTTTGGCTCATTGGTAGATGCAATTATTACCGAACCAGCACGAGTAGACTACTACCGCCTGACAGTAGATGATGAACAATATACCGAAGATGAGTTCCGACATGCACAAGAAATGCAGAAGGCACTTCGCATGGAAGCACGCCGCGATGAGTTCCTTTTTAAAGTGCTTAGTTATGCCGAAACACAGCGTTTCATGGTAAACACACAACAACAATTTACTTATTGTGGTTTCCCCTTTTCGCTTGATACACGATGTAAGTGGGATTGGTGGCTCGGCCTTTTTGGCGGTGATCTTAAAACCACATTTGCCTCAACACAGCAACAGTTTGAAGAAGCGATTGACTTCTTCGATTGGGACAGGAGTCGTGCTTGGTATATGGACATTGCAGGTTCCAACCGTGATTTCATTTATGCTATCAGCAAAAAGAACTGCAAAGTATTCAAGAAGTTCATCAATCGGGATGATAAGGTCTACAACCGTGGACGCGAGAAATATGAAGAATTGGCTTTCCAATACTGGTGTTTAACTCCACAAGACAATTAACAATGGACATATATTGCAAAGTAACTCAATATGGATTAATTCCTCTGTATAATACAGACCTCGAACTAAAGAAACACTTGAAGATTGGTAATGTAGTCAAGTGTAAGGTAAGCAATCCACGCAATTATGAGCACCACAAAAAGTTTTTCGCTTTGGTACGCCTTACTTTCGACAATTTGCCCCTGCCATTAGTCGAGAAGTGGCACATACATAATGAACAGGATATGCTTTGCCGATTCAAGCGTGACCTTGGCTACTTCACTAATACTCTCAATGAATATGGTGAACATGAAATAGAGTATCTCAGTATATCGTTTGCCGCCATGGAACAACACGAATTTGAGAAATTCTATAACCAATGTATTGACCTTGTTCTCAACAAGTACATCAAAGGTATTGACAAAGATGATTTAATCACAGAAATAGAAGAATTCAAATGAAACCACAGGTAGGACAATATCATTACACTCCACACGGACGAGGATTCCGCATATACCGCTATACAGAGGTAACAGATAGCTTTCAGTCAGCCTCTCCGGTACTTAGTGAGCCAATCTTCTACGATCGTGAGAAAGCAAAGAAACGTGTTTATGAACTTAATGGTTGGAAATACAACAATGAACGGACTCAAACATCATCTGCGCGTTGAACCATACGACTATCAACGTGAAGGTATAGTTTATGGACTGGAACACCGCCGTCTTATTATCGGTGACGAACCGGGATTAGGAAAGACATTGCAAAGTATCGGCATTGTTGATACAGCCAATGCATATCCTTGTCTTGTTATCTGCCCGTCCTCGCTCAAAATCAACTGGCAACGCGAGTTCGAGAAATTCACGGATAAATCTGCAGTCGTTCTTGACAATGCTGTACGTACAACATGGAATTACTTGTTATCTATGGGAGTGCATCAGGTAGCAGTGGTAAATTACGAAAGTTTGCGCAAATATTTTGTTTGGGACATCAAAACGAAAAGTAAGCAGTTCCGTCTCAAAGATGTTGTATTCTGTCCTCAAATACAGATGTTCAAATCAATCATCATCGACGAAAGCCATCGTGTTAAAGACCCGTCAGCACAACAAACAATCTTCACAAAAGGGCTGTCCGTAGGTAAGGACTGGTGCATACTCCTTTCAGGTACTCCGGTAGTCAACCGCCCCGAAGATTTAATTGCCCAGCTATCCATTATGAACCGTTTGGGCGAGTTCGGCGGGCGTGCCAAGTTTATGGCCGATTATTGTACCGACCCTAAAGACAAGGCCGCCAAACCTGCCGTCCCTCTTTCCGAACTGTCAAGACAGTTATACGATACATGCATGATACGTCGGGAGAAAGCAAAAGTGCTTCCCCAATTACCTGACAAGACAAGGGTGGATTTATATGTGGAGATTTCAAATGACAAGGAATACAATCTTGCCGCCGAAGACCTTGCCGCCTACTTGCAGGAGTACACTGAGTGTACAGATTGGGAGATACGCCGCAAAATGCGCATGGAGGCTCTTGTCAAGTTTATGACCTTGCGCTCTTTGGCTACAAGGGGAAAGATATCACAGGCGGTTGATTTCATCCGTACATTTCTTGACAGCGGAAAGAAACTCATTGTATTCTGTTCGCTTCATGAGATTGTGGATGAATTGCAAAAGGTATTCCCCCGTGCCGTTACGGTTACAGGGCGTGATAGCGCAGTAAACAAACAGGCTTCGGTTGACGCTTTTCAGAACAATCCCAATGTGCAGCTCATCATCTGTTCCATCAAAGCCGCCGGTGTCGGACTTACGCTGACCGCAGCGTCTGATGTGGCATTCATAGAACTGGCTTGGACGTATGCCGATTGTTGTCAATGCGAGGACAGAGCGCACCGCATTGGACAGAAAGACAATGTAACCTGTTACTATCTACTTGGTCGTGGCACTATCGACCACACGATATATAGCCTCATCCATCGCAAAAAATCCATTGCCAACGAAATTATGAATGCTGATGATGAAATCCCTACCGATGAAATGTATTTCGATGAGCTGGTAAAATCATTCTTAAATACTTCGGGGTAATGGAGATTTGTAAAACAGATATACAGAAGATTATCAAGTATCTCGATGATGCTGCTAAGGTATATGACACCATCCCCGGACAACGCAGCATTTGCCGGGCATGGGTTATCAGACAACAGATAAAAAAATTACAAAGGAAATTATTCACTTATAATCAAAAAGAAAATGATAAAGACTGACATCGTTGATTACATCGTTAACAACACAACTTTAAGTCGTTCACAGGCTATCAAAGCTGTCGACTGTGCTTTTGATGCTATTGAGAAAGCACTTTGTAAAGGTGAAAATGTCTATATACGTGGTTTTGGCACTATCAAGACTTATATCACAAAAGAAAGGAAAGCCCGTAATATCTACAAGAGAACAACGGTAGTCATTCCGGCTAAACGAACAGTAAAACTTGTAGTCAGTAAACAACTCAAAGAAAAAATGAACTCATGATGCATACGTGGTTTGAATGTAAAATCCGTTATGAAAAGACAATGGATAACGGAATGAACAAGAAAGTAACGGAACCCT